AATTCTGACTGCATAATCCTTCTGGACTCCCAGCATATCCCTTGTGATCGGAAATGTTCTGAATTTCGGGAAATAGCAGATACACAGCGCAAAGGAAACAAACTGGCTGATGGCTGTGGCCAATGCTGCCCCCTCTATTCCCCAGCGGAAAACAAACAAAAACAACCAATCCAGAAATACATTCAACACTGCCCCGCTGACCGTGCAGGTCATGGAATAAGAAGGACTTCCATCCGCGCGGATGATGGTGCTGGCTGTGTTGGTAAACAGCAGGAAGGGCAGACCAATGGCTGTAATGCCCAAATACATTTCCGCCAGAGGCAGAACATTTTCCGTTGCCCCACATACCTTCAGCAAAGGCGTCTTAAAAATCAGCACGAAAACAAGGAACAGCAGACCAATGATCCCTGTCATGGTCAGTCCTGTCCCAATATATTTTTTCGCATCTTTTTCTTTTTTTGCACCAAGACTGATGTTGAAATTTGCCGCTGTACCTACGCCGATCAATTGTGCAAAGGCGATCAAAAGCATTGTTACCGGAAAGGCAACATTGGTTGCAGCATTTCCCAGCATACCGATCTTATGTCCGATAAAAATCTGGTCTGTCATGTTATACAGGGAATTTACCAGCATACTGATGATAGATGGGATCGCAAACTTTCTCATCAATCCACCTAAAGACGCATACCCCAAGGGATTTTCCTGTTTTATATTCTTTTCTTCCATTTTCTTTACTGACCCTTTTCCTTTTTTCTTTATTGTACCCCTTTTCCCTGGCGAAAAAAAGACTGAAAGCAAACACTTTCAGTCTTTTTTCATTTTTTGTATGGCGTCAAGTCCTCATATGGTATCTTTCCATGGGTCAACTGCAGTTCTTTCAGCAGCCCATAGGGTATTCCTTTCAGATCGCCATGGGTATTTGTATTCAGATCCACTTTCAGCACCAGATTCGCAGGAAGGATGTTCCGCAGATGTTCCAGCAGAAAAGCCCTTTTCTCCTTCACTCTCAGTTCCAGCACCAGCTGCAGAAAATACTGTTCTTTCCGCAGGTCTGCCAGATAATTTCCTTCCCCCAAACAGCCATCCAGCCAATCCTGCAAATGGAAATATGTATAAGGGCTTCTGCTGCACCATCGGTACAGGATCTCTTCCCGCAGTGCTTCTGTTTCCAGCATCTCTGCCCCCAGAAACCCCATCATCTTCGCCAGACGCAGCAGCCCGCTTCGTCTAGCCGTCAGGATCCACTGATTATCCACCAGTTCTTCTTTCGCCATTGCCGTTTCTTCCAGGATCTCTCCCTCTATTTCGGCCAGTTTCCGAAATTCCTGCAATTCACTGACTGTATCGGGCAAATATTTCTCATATCTGTTTTCCATCAGGCATTCACCCCGATCTCACCCAGTAATGGCACCTCATCTACATCCAGCACCAGATTTCTGCTGCTGCCATTGATGCTGCAGTCAGCGATATCTTCCACACCGTCTGCCTCCAGGATCCTTGCCTCCAGATAACTGATACGCACTGTCAGATAACTGCTTTCTGCCCAGTTTTTTCTGGTCTCTTCAAAATATGCTTCGATCCGTTCCCGGATATCCGACAAAACGGTTTCCTGCACCGCTCCTGCAGTAAGAGAAAGCGTCATCGTAACATTACATACCACCTCAGAAACGCCGGTCACTGTCACCTGATGCCCAATAGGTGCAATGCCATACCCTTCCCCTCTGCTTTCCGGATCGATCTGCATCTGCAGTTCTTCCAGTTCTGTTTGTGTAGGTGCACGCCACCCCCGGTCAATAACGACCACCTTTACCGTGCCGCCGCCTTGCCATACAGGGTAAACCTTCACGCCACCCACATTCTGCAGGGCATTGATCTTCATTTTATAATCTGCAATATTTCCCCCAAATGCATCTGCAGCAAAACTCGCATAATACCGTTTTCTCAGTTCCTCATCCGTCTCTTCATCCTCGCCGTCTGTCCGCAGTTCTTCCAGAACCGCTTCCGTCAGTTCTGCCATCGTTTCCAAAGGAACCAAATTCCCCAGATAATCGTTCCCGCCAATGCCTGCTGTCTCACACTCCAATACATAACGCCCGTCTTCTTCTCTGGAAATCACTACATAATACTGGCCTTCCAGAAAAAACCGCGTTCCTTCTTCAATGGGGTATTCTTCCCCGTTTTCCTTCCGGAATCTGCCATAAAACGTCGCCTTGACCGCCTGTTTCCGCACAATTCCCCTTTCCGCTGCCCGACGGGTCAGGTCATCGCCCAATGCGGTATCTGCAAATGTCCTGTCCTCCAGCATATCCAGGTCTGCATAAAAGGACGCCGTTTCAGCCGCATTGGGTGCCAGTGCATCATAGATCAGGCTGCCCTGCCGTTTGTCTCTTTTGTCTTCTATCATATCCAGTTTGCGTTCCATCAACGCCTCATAACTCGCCATTAAATATCCACCGCCCTTTCTGCCCTGATCTCACCAAAAATCGTATGTACCATAAATTCCGCTGTCACACTGTTCTTTTCCTGTACAAAGGAAAAATCCGTCACCGCTGTCACGCGGTCATCTGCCAACAGTGCTTCTTCTATCCTTTTTTTCAGTTCCGGTATCACATAGGTCTTATTTTTTCCATACAGTTCCTCCAGTTCCAGTCCATAATTCCAGTCATAGATCTCATAGCGATATCTCTCCGTCTGAAGGATCTTCCAGACCGCCTGTTTCATGGCTTCCAGTTCATCCACTGTTCCTCTTGCTTCTGCCCGCTCCTCACTGATTCTCCATGTCAGACTGGACATCCTTTGTTTTTCGATCGTTTCCATATTCAATTCCACTTCCTGTGTCGGCGTCATCCTATTCCCCCTTTCTCACTCTTCCCAGCACCAGATATTGCTGGCCGTCTGCGGCACGAAGCATAGCCACTGCTTCTCCGGCCCGCAGCCTTCTGTCCCTTATCATGCGGTAATAAGACCATTCGCCGCCCTCGCTGTTTACCCATGTGCGAATGCGCCCGGTTTCTTCCCATTCCAGTGTATCCTCTGTCAGAACCAAAAATTCTTCCGTCAGTTCCAGTCCTTCTTCCAGCCGGATACACAACGGATCCTCTGCTGTTACGACCCCCTTGCAGAAATCCGCCCCCGCTTCCGACACATCCAGTGCCAGCTGTTTGATAATATCAAGCATTTTCCTGCCTCCTTTTATCTGAGCCTTCTGCCGCAGCTTTCCCTCTCTTCCCAGAGTCTCTCTGTCATCTGCCGCATCAGCTTTTCAATATCGATCACAGGCTCAGCCTGCATCTCTTTTTCTTCGCATGCATCCTGCTGCACGACCTCCTGCTGTTCTTCCGAAACCACTTTCTTTTTCTGAAACTGATCCGATCCCACAGGAATGCTTTTTCTTCTTTCCCCTTTTTCCTCTACCATTTTCATAAAAAACGGCTTTTCTCCGGCTGTCGTTTCCTTGGAAAGCTCCATAAAAAGCGGTTTTTCCTCAGCAGACATCTCCTCTGGTCTTTCTCGAAAAAAATTCATCTGAAAAACACTTCCGCCGCTTTCGGCTGTTACTTCCCGGTTCTCCCAAAGGCCTTCCTTTTCCGCCGTTTCCGCAATACGTTTTTCCTGTCTTTCCCGGAAAATGCCGCCTCTTTCCTGCCTTTCAAAAGCAGAACCTTCCCTCATCTGCCAGAAAGCTTTTTTTGTTTCTTCCTGACTCTCAGAAAACACCGCCCCCAGTTCCGCAAAATGCTTTCCTTCCGGCTCCATTTCATTCCAGAAGCCAATCCTTTCCCTTGTATCCATGTCGGTTTTTCCCCGCCAGAAATCCATCAGCCTTCTGAACAGCCCTTTCTTTTCTTTCTCCATACCCCTTCTCACCTCATCTCTTTCGCTTCCAGTTCCAGTTCGATCACTGCACAGCAGAACATTCGCTCAGGGGTCGTCATTTCCGTCCATTCTTTCGGGCGTATCCCATATTTTCGGAGGGCATAGCAGGCGTAGTCCGCCTCATCCACACCCTCCTTGATCAGTTTTTTGCCTGTTCCTTCCAGTTCTTTCTCCGCTGCTGGAATCCGTTGATATCCTTTACCGCTTCCAGCAGACGCACATACTCTCCGGGATACAGCATTTCTTTCAGAACCTGTTCCCCGCTGTTCACACCGTAACTTCCCCAAAGTGCCTTATCCTTTAGGTCAGGCTTCACCACAGAAAGCAAGCATAAAGCCGCCCACTTATCCTTCTTGCCTTCAGCAGCCCTGCAGTATTCCTCCTCGCTGACTGCCCGAATCTCCCAAAACACTTCCTTTCCCTCCTCCTCGAAGCAGGGGGAAATGGAGATCCTTCTGTTTTCCGGAAATCCGTTATTCTCCTTCAAAAAATTCTTCAGTTCCATCCTTATGCCTCCTCAATGCGAATCTCCATCTGTGCCCGATGTTCCCCATCTTCAAAAATATGGGTACAGCTTTCAATCAGCGCCTTTCCTCGCAGGCTGATCTCTGCCAGATCGGGGATCTCCAGCCAGATGCTGTTCCCCGCAAACAGCAGAATATCTCCATTGATATTTTCAATGATCAGCTTTTTTATCACCCGATTTTTCTGTTTCAGAATGCCTTCCGCCATCTCCTTCAGCTGGGCCTGGTTCAGGGTATAGGCCACTTTTTTGTAATACTGCAGCCTGCCCCATTCCTTTACCTTCTCTGCACTTTCCACCTGATACGCTTTCCGTTCCGTTTCCTTTCGCCCTGCATGATACAGCTGAACTCCGTTATATGTATCTTTACTGATGTCCGTTTTATAAGTATAGTCACTGATGCCCCCGTCGCACTTCAGCACTGCATCCGTTACCATTTCTTCTCTCTCCTTCACCACCAGAGCACCGCCCTGGTCAAAAAGGAAGTATTCCTTGCCTGTCGCATATCCGCAGATCTCCAGTGCGGAAAGCATGATATCCATCAATGTCTCTCCTTCTTCGATCCTCTGGGGTATCTTCCAGCCGCTGTCCGTAATATGGCCGATCCGCAGCCCATAGTCTGCTCCAATCGTCTGTATGATCTCCTGCATTCCCTTGTTCACAAAAACATAGGTTGCCTTGTTCCGTGCCAGATAAAACATCTGGTCATAGGCCGTCACAGAAATGATCTGCTCACTGGTACGCTCCTTCGTCATTACATATCCGCTGAAGCAGATTCTTCCATCAACAGACAAAGTCACCTTATCCCCCTCCACAAAGTTCACGATCCCGTCTCTGACCACCTTGCATTTCAGCCTGCCAGCCTTCCCCATAATGCTGGCATACCATTCCACACCGCCTTCCAGAACCGGCTCATATACATTGCTGCCATGCTGCAGCAAAACCTTCACTTCCAACCCTTGCACCCCCATCTTTTATAATTTTAATACCTGACCGGGATAGATTTTATTCGGATCGCTGATACCGTTCTTTTTCGCGATCTCTTTATATTTCGTTCCATCCCCCAATTGTTTTTTTGCAATATTCCAAAGGCAGTCTCCTTTTTTCACTGTATAAGTGGCAGCAGGTGTTTTTGCCTGCCGTTCCTGCCCCTGCTCCATCAGAACGTTGCCGCCGTCCTGACTTTTCACACTGTAACGGATGCTTTTCGCCGCTTTCCACTCCTTCCAGTGCAGTTCCACCCAGAAGTCCCCTTGTTCGCCGCCTTTTTCCGTCACTGTGTAATCTTCCAGCAACACATCCATATTCCCGCAAAACAACTGGGTCCCATCTGCCAGTCTTCTGAATAAGATCAACTGTACCGGCTTTGCTGCCGCTTTATATTCCTTAAAACAATTCAGAAAATACTCCGGCTCATGGAACCCATCTTCCATCTGCACAAAGCTGTACATTCTTCCCGGCAAAAGCACTGTAAATCGAATTTCCTGCAGCCCAGGCTTCTTCGCCAGATTGATCTCCCCAAAATTCAGGATATAAACTGCTTTGTTCCGATTCCCTGCCTTTATTTCGATTTCAGAAGGTGTCACCGGCAGCAGGATCTGCTTCCCATCCTGCTTCAGATAAATTCGATACATCCGCCTTCACCTCCGTTGATCTCCTCTACTGCCATCCGCAGTCGGTCGTATTCCCC